GAGCGTTGTATAATTTAGATGTTATTAATGATGCAGAAGCAGAAAAATTATATCGTATGAGTACTTCTTCTACTCAAATTATAAAATATTTAAGTGATAAGGATCCGGATTATTTTTTAGATGATAGAGCTGAAAAGCTTGATAAGTATATTGAAGCTGAAAGCGATGCTCTAATTGCCTTTGCATTAAAAAACGATCAAAAGAGAGGAGAGTTTACTCAACAAGAAGTAGAGCAAATTAAAGCAGCTGATCCTGATGAACTTGCGGATAAGTTATCAGATGAAATTGGTGCTGATATAGATGAAGTAATGCTTGTTAAGGGATTAATGAATAGGGTTTTAAATGATATTAAGCAAAACTTAGGAGATGAAGGATTTGATATTAGCGATGAAGCTTTAGATCAAGTTGTTGATTACGCAGAAAAAATTAATACAGTTAAACAGCTTGAGAGTTTTGTAAGACAAATAGCAAATGAACCAGGTTATGAAAAAATTGCAGCTTATTTATCAACTATCATCAAACCAGCAAAAGCACAAGTTGCAGTAAAGTCTGATCAAGAAGATCCACATATCGCTGCTATGGCAAGAGATGCTAGTGATGTGACAGGTGATGATTATGAAGAGCAGCAAAAAGCCTTAGCTGCTGCAGCGGTGTCAGATGAAGAGAAAAAGGCAAAGAAGGACTATGATGGTGATGGTGAAATAGAATCTGGTAAGGATGAGTACATGGGTTCTAGAGACAGAGCCATCAAGAAAGCGATGGGTAGTAGTATGAAAGAAAGTAAAGAGTACGTAGCTCAACCCCATTTAGAAGTTTCTGAAACCTCAACTGCTGCTTATTTGACTGAACAAACAGCTTCTGATAAAAGAAATAAAAAGACAGAAGTTAAAAATCAATCCTTTAAAGAAAGATATAAGCCTAAAACACAATGGCAGTTAGAAGAGCTTAGACGATACGGTCTCTAAGAACAATCTTTACAATTATTATCTTTATAAACATTGTTCAGCTTTTCTTGCTGTACATATGCAATAGGGTCTTTAAAGCCGGCTTCTATAAATCCTTTTACTCTCATACTACTTGAAGGTGTAGTAGCATCAGCTAAACCATCCTCTCTATCAGAGTAACAAGTCCAAGTATCTTTAAACATAACTCCTAATCTAACTCCTTCTTTAATAATGTCTTCTTTAGACATAGTAAGTAGAGGAGCTTCAATAGTAACTCTATTCTCTCTATTAAGATCAGTTACGTTATTTACTGTATCTACAAACTCCTGACTACCATCCCAATAACCAGCCAAAGAATCTACTTGAGCTGCACCATACCATACTGTATCTGCACCAACACTTTCCGCATAAGCAGAGCAAATAGATAGAAACATTAAGTTTCTAAACGGTACATATGAGACTGGTTGCGCATCTCCTGCCATTTTACTAATATCAGGATTATCTATATCCTTATTAGTTAAAGAAGAAGTAGGCGCAATATCTTTAATATACTTTACATCAAGTATTTTATTAGTTACTTTTAGGTTTACCCAATCACCGTAACGTTCAGCAAAGTTATGTAGTTGTTTTTTAACACAGCTAAGTTCACGTCTATGCCTTTGACCATAATCAAAAGTTACTGTATGTACTTCTTCAAAACCTCTATCCTGCGCCATATACAACAGCACAGACGAGTCCATTCCGCCACTAAGCGTCAATACTAATTTCTTCATCTTCTACTTCTTCGGGGATTTCTTCTTCGTTATTACTATAAGACCATTCATTTTTAATTCGTTCTTCTACTTTAGGTAAGATAGTCTCTTCCCAAAGCTTAGTATCTTTTCTCCAATTCTTATAATAGCCTAACTTAGTACCATCTTCAAGCTGATAAGTAGCTCCAGTTTGAATTACAGCACCAACACCAACAGCTAAATCAACTAATCCATAATACCTATCTAGACCAGAAGAAAATGATAAGTACATTTCACCTTCTAAATATTGCTTAATAAATCTATTCTTACGAGTTAAAGCTCTAATAATAATACCTGAGTATTTTTTCTGGCCTACAGCTAGTTCACCATCTACTGTTTTACCACCGTCATCTTTAATAGGTTTACGAGCTAGTTGAACAGTTACAGAAGGTAAATAGATACATGACTTTCCACCAGGCATATTTTTTTCAATAGAAGGAAAGAGAGCAGTAGGATCATCATAAACATGATTAGTACAAAGAATAGTTGTTTGAGTTACTGAACCTAAATTAGTACAAGTTTGCATTAACGTTTTCATAGCTCGAGCTTTAGTACCCATATCTGATGAAGTACTATCTTTGCTCATACGAGTAAGTTCCAATTCAGATTGCAAGTTAGCTAAAGAATCAATAGCTACAATAAATTTACCTTCAAGACCCTTTTCTTTAACAGACATAAGGAACTTATATAGAGAGTTTCTAGCCTGCTCGATACTAGTACAAGGTACATACTTTACTTTACTAATATCTAAGCCAAGTCTTTCAGCACCTTCAGGATCGATAGCATTTTCAGTATCAAAAATTACTGGAATTAAACCTTCTTCTTGAGCTTTAGCTAGAATCTTTTGAACGAATAACGACTTACCCGTCATAGATTCTCCTGCTAGCATAGTTACACGACCTTTAGGTATACCACCGTGAATTGAACCGGAAATAATAGCATTTAATACGTAGGATCCGGTATCAATCCAAGTACCAACTCTACTTAAAGTACTATCACTTAGATACGTAGCAAAAGGATTAACCTTATCAATATCATCTAAAGCTTTTAAAACATCTTTATCCATATAAACAATTATATAGAGCTCTTTATACTTTTCAACTGTTCTATTTGTTTAAGTAGGTGTAAAACATTAGCTCCTTTAATTGTATCTGTCTGTATTGTCATAGGGTAATTCAATTCAGTATCAATTCGAATACCTTCTACACCACATTCTGGTGTAACCATATCATACACACAGTCATAGAGACCTTGGCTTTTAAGATTTCTATAATGATAATCAATTAATGGTTTGCTTGTTTCTACTACAACATTAGCTTCAACCATCATTGATAGATATCTAAAGTATAGCCCTTCATTTGTAGTTAAATCAGCTATAACAATTATATTCACCTAATTATTTAGATAAAAAAAGCCCCCTTTCGGGGGCTTTAAGGTGGGTGAGAGGATTTTCTGGTTACCTCCAACTTTCAGTTAGGCAAGATGCAGTTTCATCTTTTTACCTACTTGTACTCCGCATTATACATTTAATAGTCAGTCGACCCTCCATGTAAGTCAGCAGTCCCTTTAACACTCTTGCTTAAAATGTTTATTCAGGCACACCCGGGTTTGGGCTAGCTAGGCCCATATAAATTTTAGACTGTATATGTTTTAATATATTCTTCCTTTTTTCTTCTTGGTACATCTACCTCTAGTACCCCATTAACATAAGTAAATTTAATTTTATTCAAATCAAACTCTCTACCTACGGAGAACGATCTATTATAAGTCTGTTCTTTTTCTCCGTCGTGAGTTTTAATTTTTCGCTTAGCTTTTATATAAACTTCGCGTTGATCTGTATCAGTAGAAAGATCTAGATCATCTTTCGCAACACCTGGTAGGTCGATCTGCACGCTTAACGCGTTTTCATCTTGAGAAAAACGAACTTGATCACCCGTCTTGTAAACTTCTTCCAGTTGATGAAAGACAGGTGTTAAGTTAAAGAAGCCGTCAAAGGCTCTTTCGATTTCTGCAATTGGGTTATGTGTATATTTAGTTAGTTTCATAGTAATATTATTTATAGTATACCTTTAAAAAAGTGCAAGAAAAACTCCCCAACTTTCGTAGGGGAGTTTCTATTTTTGCTTATTGATCGATTTTAATCATCGAACAGTTTAATTACTTCTGGATCTTCTTCAGCAGCTTCCCCTTCAGCAGCTTGTGGAGAATTAATATTCTCGTATTGCTGTACAATTCTATCATCTAACTCTACATCAGAGATAGAGATAACTGATTTATTAAAAGTCCAATTATTTTGTGTTTTGTCTCCTTTAATAAATTCCATAAACAAGTATGGAAAGGACTGAACTTGGAGTTGACCGTTTTGCGGGTTAGGTTGCACGTGAATAATAACAGGATTATTAATAGTAATAGTCTCGTCATCTTCTTTTGTTACAACGCCTACAACAGTACGACCGATGTGATCTGAGATAGTTTTAATGTCTGACATAATAATAATATTAAGTAAAAAATTTTAAAAAGCAACTACTGATATCTCAAAGAGTTGGCATGTTCAATAGCTGTATCGAGAGCTTCTTTAGCCTGTTTTGATAGATAAGTAGATTTATCAGATGCATGCTCTAAAGTGTCTCTCATAACAAAAACAGATTTTCGTATTTTTTCAATTTCTGGTGAATTAATCACACCAGATCCGTCATCCTCCCCGTTAATTACCTTACGTAAGATTGCTAACGTTTCAAGGATTCCTTTTATTTTACCTCTATTAAAAGCTGGGTGCGCTTTAGAGGTATTATCATCTTCTGGTTTATCTAAGTAACCACCTGGTTGTACTGCCATGTTTTTATTTAGCAAATAGGTCAAAGAGTTCAACTTGAACATTTTCTGAAGGCTTACGAATAGTCCAATTTACATTTTCGTAAAAACGTTCGATAGCTTGAAATAAGATTTTTTGAAACATCTTATCATAATCCGGTTTAAAGATACTATTAAACTCCTCAGGATACTCATATTTAAAGCCAATACTATCCAGACCAAACTTATTAGGCTGCTCAACATACATATAACGGACTTTATCTCCCGTACTAATCGATTCATATTTGTTACCAGTATTTAATTTATCTAGAAGCTCATTATAGTAATAAGCTGATTTTACATGTATAGGCATACCCTTACAAGTATTAAACTCATTACTCTGCGAAGCGTATTTTTCGTATCCCTTTACACCCATTACAAAAGCAAGTTCTTCCGGTGATAAGCTCTTAAAGACCTCATAAGTTTCATTAAGTATACTATTAGTTTCTTTCAAAGACTGAGTTGAAAGCATAGTTTCAATTATCTTTTTAGCATAAGGTTTAATAGCATTAGGCATAGTAGTTCGAACTACTTCAACACCAGTATACTTAAATTTATTTTCCTTAATACCCTCATCGTCAAGTATATGCATAACATAACGTTTTTTCTGTAAGAAAACACCGATATCAGCTATACATTCACGCTTAAATACAAATCTACTATTATTAGTAAGAATAGCTTTTTCAGCCCATTTACTTATACCTTCATTTAGATAGTCTTCAATCTCTTGAATCTTGCTATACGTCTCCTCGTGAACCATATCATTATCCCAAAATTTTACAATACCTTTATCTACTAGAGGGGAGATCGAAATATATGACGAATCAGTATCATTATAAATAACACATTCTTCAAGCTCTCTATCAGATATATCTGCTACTTCTTTCTTAAGAAACTCTTTAATTAATTCATTCGAATACTTAATTACAGCTTGACCGGTTAACGTTACTGAAGATGCAATATCATCATCACCAATAGGGGCATTTTTATTGCCCATATATCCATAACAAGAGTTAATAAGAATCTTAATAACCATCTGCGAAGTATTAAGCCTCTCAACTTCATATTTAAGATCTAAATTATTAGGTTCTTTCTTTAATTTTTGCTTAGTCTTAAATAGTTTTTTCTTTATCTCAACCCGCTTATTATAATAGTATTCCAAGAATTCAGGTATGATACCCTTTTTCTTCTGACTGAATAAAAATCCGGCTTTAGATATAGAGCATTGCTCATTTTTTAGAAACTTTACAAAGTCAGGTTTACTAAGTTCAAATAATTTTCCAGTAACATGCTGTATCGTTACGTTTTTATCAGTGGTTCTCTCTATTTTACCCACTTTAGTTTCCGGTGAAGTATTCAAAGAGATCATCACATTCGGATATAGAGAGTTAGCATCAAAAGAAACTACATTTTTCTTAAACCCTCTTTTAGGTTCAGCTACATACGCTCCAGGATTTTTACCAGTATCAGCATTACGAATAAACGTCGAAATAATCTCATTACGCTTACGAGCTCTAATAGTTAGAGCACCATTAATAACTTGAATAGTACCCATTGCACCTTCAAGAGTAGTTAACCCTACGTAAGATAGGGTTCTTAGTAAAGGTATATACTGTAATTTTTCTTCTAGACGTACTAACAAATTAACGTCTTGAATATTATAATCAATAAAGGTATTCCAATCTTCATCTGATAGAGTAGCTAAGCTTACCCCTCCGTAATCAATTTTTCTATCCCCTAGTTCTACTTGACCAATAGCATCTAACTTATACGACTCTCTTAACTTCAAACAAAATCGTTTATAAACATCGAGGTAGTCTAAACATGCAACACCATCAATATAATAGCGTTTTTGTTCTCTACCGAACTTACCTTTAATAACTCTAAAATGAACTCTTTTAAGCGGGGAGAGTCTATTTACAAATTCTTGACCTAACACCCTTTCCATTCTATTTACAATATAAGGTATATCGAAAAATTCGGAGTTCCAACCACTCAAGATATCCGGGAAGTCATTTTCGAGATATTCAAGAAACTTAATAAACATCTCTCTTTCATCTTTACAATAAACATAATTAAGATCGTCTCTTCCTTTACCAGTATACGGCTTGATACCAAACGTATGGAACTTCTTACTAAAATTATCCCAACAAGTTATAACATTAACAACATGAGTAGGATTTTCAATATCAGGAAAATGATCAACGCTATAAGTCTCAATATCTAAAAAACAATACTTAAGAGGCTTACTCGAAAATTCTTCCTTTTCATTTTGCTGCCAATACATATCTAGCAAAAATTGCTGTGCAGGAGGACAGTTTTCAAAAACTCGCTTTATACCTGCATCATTTACGAATCTAGATCTATTATAAGCATTTTGAAATGACTTCTTTTTAACTTTAGTTCCAAATATTGATGTCTTATCCCCTCTATTATCTTCAACGTATAGATAAGGCTCGAAAGAGCACTCATGCATAACTCGCTTACCTTCACCATCCCAAGTAAACAAATTAACACAGCCTCGCCGGCCATCATATACTACATTTCTATAAGACATCGTCTTATTATAATAGAAGAGTTCCTAAATGCTAGAAAATTTTGGAAGGTATAAAGCCGTCTGAAAA